ATGAAACTCTTCAAAATAGTTCTTTTATGCTCTGCTACAACCCTTTCATGCAGTGCCTTTTCTCAAAGCGTTGACCTTCAGGTACTAAAGAAGAGCCTTAACCCGTGGCAACCTATTGAAATTATGGATAACAAGAATATATCGAAGATCGTATTACCAACTACTACAGTGACCTCTGATGCATATGAAGCACTGATATCGTCCGGTATCTGCACTCCTGTTTGGGTTAAAAGTGCCCCTGAGGGATATCTCAAAAACACCAAAGAGATACATGTCGTTAATAAATTTTCAGCGCAGGGCTATACGTTTGAAAACCCTCTGATTACATGTAAAAAGATGGGTGCGCTGATGGACGATGAAGCAAAGACTTTGATGTATGAAAACACCCACGGCTACGTTTCAAAATGAAGATGACAACAACCCGTTTGGTTACGGGTTGTTTTTCTTTTTAAGCATCCACAGCATCATATTCCACATCAGACAACCTCACCTCAAGCTCTAGGCTCGTCGTAAAGCCGCTTTTACTCAGGTAGTGCATAACTTTAGTGATTGTCCACGATTGCTCGTCTATGACGCGCTTAAAGCCTTTAACCTGTACCGGCGTCTCCGGATAAAGATCAGCCCGCCCCGTCGCCAGCCTGATAGAAAACTCAGCAACTCCACGTTGCAGTTTGTCCCATTTTGCCTGGGCTGCTCGCATCGCCTGCGCTTTGGTTGAAAAAATTGTCGTCATGGCGAACACGTTGTCATCCTCGCCGACCATGTATTCACCTTCCCTGTCTTCCGGCGTCTTCACCGCTTTTTTCTTCGTAACCGGTTTGGCTTTTGGGTGCTGTAGTGCACGTAAATGTTGCTCTTTCGGTTTCCGCTTTAACGTCACCTTTTGCTTTTGTGGTTTCGGGTCTTTGGTGTGTAACCATTTTGCCGTGACACCGGTATATGCCCCACGGTCGGCAATCGAAAATTGATGTCTGTCGCCATCACTGCGGGTGATAGTGACTTGTGGAATGGCCTTTCCACTGGCTGTTAACCCACGCCCGGCTTTCAGAAAAAGCAACTTTCCCGCTTTTACCGAAACCTCACCACCGTTTCGCTCGGCGAGACGAGTCAAAAATTTAGCATCCGATTCCTGCGACTGGTCGATATGCGGGATTTTAATTCCCGCCAGTTCAGGTATGACTCTCGATGTCAGTTTGTTACGCGTCGCTATCGCCGCCACAATTTCGCCTAAAGTCTTGTCATGCCATGACTCTTCTCGCCTGGAATTTAACGTTCCCCGAAAATCGGCACTACGGGCACGGATTGTCACGCTATCTGGCGCGCCATGATGCTCAACCTCATCGACAGTGAAAGAGCCCTTGTTAATTAACGCAAACCCTTTCCATCCCAGATAAAGCGTCAGCACGGCACCACGTAACGGCAACTCGACAAGCCCGTCAGCGTCATCGAGCTCAATATCAAGCTGGTCTGCCTCAAATCCTCGGTTATCGGTCATCGTCAGACTCATTAAGCGGTTACTGATATTGCCAGTAATATCTTTGCTGTCGAGCATCAGCATAAAATCGGGCGTCAGGACGCCACCCGCATTCAAATTCAGCATATCCAGCATCAGCTAATTCCCACCAAGCCAGACACTGACGAAGCCATATTATCCGCCTTGCCAATAAGTGCATTGGCCTGTTCGCCAATATCGCCATACAGCGCCGCGAGTGATTCATCCACGCGGGTGAGCGTCAGCGTGAAATCAATTTTTCTCGCCGTGCCGTCAGCAAAAAACAGGCTCCCTGTCTCGCTAATAGTATTGATGACGTACATACCGTAAATAGTGCCGGTGCCATCCAGCAACGGCCAGGCGCGCCCTTCGTCAGCCATTAAACGAATAGCTGTCATCGTCAACTTTCCGCCGGTGAGCTCCGGGTATAACACACCGGCTAGGGTAATTCTTTCTTCCCCCGGCCCCAGATACTGGAAAGAATCCCGTTTACCTACGCGTGAGTTTGATGGCCACAGATATTCGGCATCGCGTTGCATCGTCTGGTGTGGCAACGTCTGGCGCATAAAAACAAACATACCGAGTGCAAGCATCATTTCTCGTTACCTCCTGTCAGTCGTGGTTCATGCTGGCCCGCTGACGAGCACGCTTGTCACGCTCAAACTTTTCGAGCGCATCCTGTAGTTGACGATCGAGCTGCGTGCCGTTCCCGCTACCATCAACGGAAATGTGATACTCGCTTTTGCTCTGGTCTATGTAAGAACGCCCCGCGGGTGCGGTGACTGGTTGGTATGCCTGATAGCCGCTATAAGTACTGGTAGCCGGGATATAAGAGTTACCCTGCGTGGCTGCGTTTGCTTTTGCGGCAGTCTGGTCAAGCGTACTGGACTCTTTGTTGATTATGCCGAGCTTCTCAAGTACCCAATCAATACCGCTGCGCAGCTTATTGAATGCTGTAAGCGGTAAAGTAAGAGCGTCAGCCAGGCGCTGACCAAACAACACACCGGCATCTCGGAAACTGTTTAACGTTTCCTGTGATGATTTAACCGGCGCGATCAGATTGTTAAACCAGTCCCATGCGGCTTTAAGTTTTCCGCCTAGCCAGTCAAACATCGGTTTAAGCGGTGCAAATAGTTCTGCTATTGGCGCGAAGGCCGTGCGCAATCCTTCCATCACACCGCCAAAAAACGCGCTGATGGGTTCCCAATATTTACGGATGAGCAATGCCCCGGCCACTATTGCGGCCACGACAGCAACAACCGGCCAGGAGATCGCGCCAATTGCAGTAACGACGCCACCGGCCACCGTAGTAAATACGGTACCGAGTGCCGTCGCAGCGGCAATGATGGCATTTACACCGGTTATCACCGGCCAGGCAATCAGTCCAATAGCCCCAATCATCCCCACGACCCCGATCGCCACAGCGGTAATCACCCCCAGCGTCTGCGCGAGCTCTTTATTTCGCTGGATCCACTTATCAAGTTTGAGCACGTATCCGGTAGCTGTTTGCACCAGTTTACGTAAAGAGGACTCCTGCTGGTCAAAAAGGTCAGTACCTACAGCCTCATATGCCGACTGAAACTCTTTAAAGTCGCCGCCGAGGTTTTCCTGCATAACCTTAACTAGTTCCTCCGTCTTACCGTCAGAGGCTTTAAATGCAGCCGTGAGCTTGTCCAGCTTTCCTGATTGAGCCGCGTTCATCAAAACAGCGGCGGCAGAGCTGGCCTCTTCACCAAATATCGTTTTCATGTATTCAGCGCGCTGACCGGTACCCAGTTTATTTTTATCAAAACTGGCCTGCATTTCCTTCAGGATGGTAAAGATCGGGCGGGTATTCCCTTTACTGTCTGCCGTTTTAATTCCAAGCTCTTTAATCGCCGCGTAGGCTTGCCCGGTCGGTGCCTGGAGTCGACTTAAAATAGCGCGACTACCCGTACCAGCCATTGATCCCGTAATTTTCGCATCATGTAGGGCGCCAACCATTGCAGCGGCTTCCTCAATGCTGACACCGGCATTTTTCGCCACCGGCGCAGCATATGTCAGCGCATCACTAAGCCCGTCAAAATCTGCGGCGGTTTTATTCATTGTCATCGACAGGACATCACCGATGTGAGAGACCTGCTCGTTAGTAAGCTGGAAAGCTGATTTCATCCCCATCAGCAAACTGGCGTTCTCTTCCATTGTTCGACGGTTAGCAAGCGCCATATTAAGTGTGACGGGCGTCGCCGCCTGAATCGCTGCCGCGTCTCCGCCTGCTTTCGCAATGATAATCTGAGCACCGGCCGCATCATCGGCAGAGGCGGCTGTATTGTCACCCAGCAGTCGGGCCTGCTTTCGCAACGCAGTCATTTCTGCGGAGTCTTTCGCCACGCCGAGTACAGCCTGTAACTCGGAGTTTTTCTGCGCAAAATCATAACCCGGTTTCATCAGTGCAACACCGGCCAGCGTGCCTGTCGTCGCCATACCGACACCGGCGGCACCCATTGCTGCCGCATTTCCGGCCAGCTCCTTACCGGCCTGATATCGCTGCTTAACCGCATTGAGCTTTGCCTGTTGCGCGCTGACCCGCGCCAGCGCTTCACGCTGACGATTGAGCTGTGCTGTCGTTTCGCTAATGTTGGTTTTTAACCGGCGTTCATCCGCGGCCAGGGTACGGGTATTTATTCCCGCCTGGCTGAGTTCCTGCCGCTGGCGCTGTACAGCCTGCCGTAAGCTGTTGTGTTTAAGCTGTAGCGCGGCGGCGCTTTTTCGTGCCGCGTCCATCGCCTGCGCCTGCGCGCGGGTAGGCTGCTCCGTATTTTTGAACTGGATCGCCAGCGCGGCGGCTTCCTGTTTAGCTTTCTTCAGCTCCTGACCGGTAACGGCGAGTTGCGCGCTGGCCTTGCGAAATCCGTCAATACGGGATGCCTGACCGTTAAGCTCACGCAATGATTTTTGAGTGTCCCGGATATCACCAGACAGCGTTTTACTCGCTGTCTGGATGGTTTTAAACGGGCGGGTCGCCTGGTCAACAGCCTTGAGTAAAACCTGCAATTTAACGTCGTTACTCATTCGTGTTTCCGCTTCGCTGTAGCGCCTTTTCGCGCCATGTGATGAGCTCGGTCAGGCTCAGGGAATAGAGCTCTGATGGCGGCCAGTGGAAAATCACTGCGATATCCGCCATCAGGTCATCGACCGACATGTCTTTCGGAAAATTTAATCCGCCAAATTCGGCGACAAAAAACCGATCACCTTTGTTGCCAGCGCCATCAAATCGGGTAAATCCATCATGACGACATCCGACTCGGTTAGTGACGGGCTGGTCATACGCGGCAGCACTTTAATCAGGGCATCCACTTCAGAGCGCGCAACGTCGGCCAGGCTGACACCGCGCAGGGTTCCGGCGTTGGGTTTCATCAGGGTGATTTTTTCGATGACCTGCTCGCCGCGTTTGATGGGGTTTTCCAGGGTGACGATGTTTTCTTTGCTCATGATTTTCTCGCTGTTTACGGATTCGGGGTTAACCGGCCAGGCGTGCTGGCCGGGGTAAAATTACAGGCCGATATTGCGGCGGTGCTGGTCGAGTCGGTCGACACCGTTCACCTTCTCAATCATGTTGAGGACGTCGATTTCTACCAGCTCTTTACCGTTCATGGTCAGCTTGTAGTACGTGCAGACCAGCGATAACTTGCTGCTGGTATCCTCTCCCTGTTTGCTCTCGCCGTTATCGACTTCCTTCACCTTGAAACGGGTCTCAACTTCCACCGCCACGGTTTCGCCGGTATCGTCCCGCTGGTAAGAGCCTGCATAGCGCAATAGCGTCCCGGTACCGACGGCACCATAAAGCGACCAGATCGCATCATCAGGGAAGCCGCCGAGGGAAATCTCCATCGCCAGCGCGTCATCGTCGAGGCCGAAATCGACAGGGGCCGAGCCTGACATCCCGCCGCCCCGGTAATTTTCCAGCTTACGGGTCAGCTTTGGCAGGGTGACGGACTCGATAACGCCGAGATAGCTGATGCCATCCAGAAACGTGTTCAGGTATTTGAGCTTGCGCGGCATTGCCATTGGTCAGGGCTCCTTAATTGCTGTTAACCGATGACACCAGATTCGCCAGGTATTTATCGGTAATGCGCTGGCGTAGCGTCAGGTTTTCGAGAGGGGGAACCGGCGTATAGTCGTAATCGATATACAGTTTCCCGGCTTTGAGGGTCGCCGCGTCGTTGGCCGATTCATCAAACCAGCAGGTCGCATCGACGATATAGCCCGCCGTTTTCATCTCGCGGAATTTCGCATTGATACCCGCAACGATGTCTTTAATCAGCGTGGCAGTGATCGGCTTGTCGACCGCCCACATGTGACCAGCGGCCATTGTGTCGGCAATAACCTGCGCGGTGCGGGTGTAGTTCTCAAACAGGAACAGCGGGTCATCGGAGCAGCAGCGGTTACCCCAGAAGCGGAAACCGTCTTTGCGAATGAGCGTGGTGACGCCAGCCTCGTTAAGCAGGTCGGCATCGGTGCCGGATTCCTGCAAATCCCAGAAGACCGACGCGCTGATGCCAGTGACACCATTAACGCCAACGTTTGACAGGGTTTTATGCCAGCCGGTGTCCTGGTCGATTTTGGCGCGCAGGCCCAGCGCGCGGGCGGTCGCCCAGGCGGTTTCGGTCGCGTTCGCCGTGGTATCCCATGCCAGAAAATCCGGCCAGATAACCATCAGCTCACGCTGGCTGAAATTCTCGCGATAGAGCATCGCCTCGGAAATGTTCTGGCAATCCCAGGCGCTGATATAACCAAAGGCGCGCAGCTTCTGGCAAATCGGCGCGAGCGCGGTCGCAACCTCAAGTGAATCGAGGCCCGGCACGCCGAGGATGCGCGGTTTAACGCCGGTAACAGCCTCCGCAGTGAGCAGCGCTTTCAGCCCGGTATAATTGCCGCTTTCGTCGGTGCCGCCGATGATGTTGGAAATAGTCTGTGCCTCGGCATCGTCGCCGGTACCTTCAGCGACGCGCACAACGACAATGACAGGTTTCGACTGGTCGGCGATTGCCTGGAGAGATGCGGCCAGGGTGCCTTTTGTACCCGCTTTCGCAATGGCGCTTTGCACACTGGTAATCAGTACGGGCTTATTGAGTGGGAAGGTGGCGGCATCGGCATCGCTGGCCGTGCAGACCATGCCGATAATCGCCGTTGATACGGTGGAAATGACGCGGGTGCCGTCGTTAATCTCGACAACCTGGACGCCGTGATGAAAATCGCTCATCCGTTTAACTCCGTGGTTAAGGGTGAGCATTATTTTCAATCGTGGGGGAAGGGGTGACGAGTCATCCCCGCTGTAACAGGGACGGTACAACAGGAATGACCGTCACAGGGTCAGGCAACACGGCTCCAGCACATCAGCAGGGTGTGGGCTTCCACCACGCTGAACGATTTACCCTCGCCGAGGTTGTCGGTTTTGCCGCTTGTCGTGTGTTTGTGCGCCGGTACCGTGACTTCGTGGTCGTGCTCTCCGGCTTCATCGGTCACACCCAGCTTTTTCGGGTTAAAGAGCTGCCGCACATCGCCGCCAATCTCCCAGGGGTCATCCTTACCGGCCACGCCACCATGATTATGTTTACCGTTTTTCGTGGTTGTCAGCTTTTGCTCTATCTGCTCGCTGGTTTCACCGCTCACATCAATCTGAACGGCGGGCAGGTTGGCCTGCTGGAGCGTGACGGTATCGCTGCCGCCGGTCTTCCCAACGTCGGAACCGTCAGCTTTTGCTACCCGAATCGTTTTATCTTCGCCGGTGTACACCCATATAGACCAGGGCCACTTTTCATTCGGGTTGACGTTCTGACTAAAAAACCGCGTCGTACCGATAGGGTTATCCAGTTCCCATGCGTCACTGACAGCCTTTTTCACAGCAACGGTGATAGCGTCCTGGGTACTTTCTTCCAGGCCTCCGATAATCTTATCCGTGTAATCCTTTGCCTCATCTTTTGCGCGAGTGACCTCTTCCACGGTTGCCAGAATAACGGATGGATCAGTTTTCAATTCCACGCTTTCAGTATTACTGACTGCAATCCAAATATTAACCGACTGTAACCGCCCTGAGCCTTCCTCAAGTTGCGGTTTGTAGGATGGCGGCAGACTGGCTACCGCCAGACACACCCCTTCATCGTCATAGAGTGCGGCCTCACGCAACCAAAATCCGCCAACCTGCGGAAGTATGATCATTTCGGTGCGAATAACATTTGCTGACTGATCTGCAATTACCACTCGGTTTAATGGCGCGCGGTATCTTTCGCTAATCAGGGCATCTCCCGCCCCTTCCGGAGATGATGCATCGCGAATCCCATCCCCTACCCCCATGTAATGAAATCCTACGGTCTGACCGGTAATGGCTGCTGAAGCTACACGGTTTTTCCCTGCCTCAGTCAGTAACGCACTATACTGCTGCATCATCCACCCTCCCCATGACCAACTAAAGCGCCAGACCCACAGCATTGGCCCATGCTGACCACTGCGCACCGGCTTTTGAAATTTCATCATCAGTCAGGGCGATATTGTGGAGAGCAGACATTCGGTGAATCCCGGCGTTAGTCAAGTCAGGCTGATAACTGCCACCGATACGTAGTTTTGCCCCCAGGTCTGCGGGATCGCCCATGTCTGTCATTTTCTCTGCTGACAACCCCTTATTCAGGATTTTGAAATCCATTTTCTGGCCTGATTTAAAGCGCGCGCACAGCAAATAGTTTGTGTTTGCCTGCAACCCACCGAGCGCGACTGTGCGCTGCGTCGATGTGTTACCGTTTATAGTGTTTACCGAAAAGTTCAGGGTCATGCTGTTAGATCCGGGCTGCGTTCTGAGCACTACGCCCAGCGTTGTACCTGAGCCTGACTGTCGGGGGCCATTAAAATTACTCAGCAGCAGAATTTGTGACAGTGTCGGACAGTTGAAGATTGTGAAAAATGTGAAATCAGCAGATTGCAGAATGCCTGTATCCAGCAATGTTCCGGCGGGCGTAAACTGAACACCATTTTGCTGCACTATGGGAGAGCCCTGCACTGTCGCAGCGACACCACCCGGTGCCAGGTTTCGACCGGTTTTATCGGCTGACTCGCCGAAAAAATTAAGAAATTTCAATCCCCTTCTGACTACAGGATCAAAACCTAGCCCCATATCACCCACATAGCCTGGAACAGTAATTCTAGAACCACCCATAATTTTTCCTCAGTTAGATAATGATTGCCTTGCGGCGGAATGCCACGCAGGGGTTATTCAGTGGGTACGGACGGTTTACCAATTCAGGAATATTTGATTCCGGATATTGCCCTGTACCGTCGTGATATTCGTAATTCGCAACAGCGACCGTTGCGTCGCTGTCAAACAGGTTTCCGTTACCGTTACTTCCGGTCTGGCTGGCGTACCAGAGATAAACATCGCCACTCGTTTCACGCCCCAGCGTAATATCGACTACGGTATCGGCTACAATGTCGACCCGCGTCACCGGAACGTCCCCGGCGTCGTCAGTGACTCTGAATCCTTTTGCGGC